GTGAAACAAAAAGACAAATCGCCTTCGAATGGAACAATAAAGACCGTGCCCTTATTCACTTGTGAATTATTGAAGAACAAGGTGGAACACGTTGATATAAAAGCGCTGGTTAACGAGCCGGTATTGGAATTGTCTTGTCCATCAGCATATAATACGGAAAAGATGGTTTATCAGAATATGTATATCATGATTTTGGAATTCACGAGAGGAGGAAGATTACAATATTCAATGTTGCGTGGCTTCTTTTTAAATAATAGATGTTTGATAACGAACAGGCACTTTTTAACTGTTACTGCAGAAGAATATAAATCTGCTTCTATTTCTCTATTCGGAACTTATAAAGAATATATTAGAATACCAACGAGTGAAGTTTCAGTAGTTTCTTTTGCACATGAGGGAGAAACTGACAATTTGTATTATGATTTGATAGCAATAAATTTTCCAAAGAGGGTGAAAGATCATATAAATTTGATGGACGATGGTAATAATTTGAATTTTATTAAAATGGAGAAAATGAAGGATCTTGTACATCAGAAAATGGTCATGGTTTCAATTGTAGATTCTGTAGAATTTGAAAAGATTAATAATATTGATACCATAACAAGGAATCCAAAATGGGTTACAGTGGCGGAGAAACAGCATATTATTGTTTCAAGTATCAATGAACAACCAATGCAGGCTATGGATCCTAATGGCGAGTATTTATTCACTTGGAAAACAATTTCTTATGAAGCACAAACGTTGCCAGGATCGTGTGGAAGTGTGCTCATTTCGAACTCGTCCAATCATGCAGGAAAGATAGTCGGAATTCATATGGCAGGTTACTGTCATACTGATGAGTCGTTTGGGCAATTAATAACAGCTGAAATGATTGAAACAGTGCGACCAATTTGTAAATTGTCTTTCAAGCCCGGAAGTGTGCAAACTATCCTACCAAATGATTTTCCTATAATTGACGTCATTTCAAGGCCGCTTTTTATGCCTAAGGAAACAAAATTGAGACCATCTATTTGTTTTGAAGAGATAGTGAAAACAACAAAAGCTCCTGCGAAATTGAAGTATACGAGGAATGAGGAGCATGGAGCAGCAGTCGCGATAAAGAAATATTTGGGGCCAAGTTTGTATATAGACGAACGTGATGTTGCAATTTGTAAATATTACTTGTCACACTATTTTAAACCCAAGAGACCTATTGGCGAAGTTTCAAGAGAGATTGCGATAAGAGGAATTGAAGGAAACCAATATATTCAAGCCATTAATAGATCGTCAAGTGCCGGTTACCCATTGGCAATGATAGCGAAGAAGCCTGGGAAGAAAGATTTCCTTGGAGAAGACGAAGATTTCATTTATGATCATCCAAAGGTCGTAGAGTTGATTGAGAAAATTAAAAGTGATATTGAGAATGATATAAGACCAGAAATTTACTTCTCTGTGACAATGAAAGATGAATTGAGGAAGATAGAAAAGCCATTGGCACGTATTTTTGCAGCTGGTCCACTACAGTATACAATCTTGATGAGAGAGAAATTTATTGATTTCTTTGCTGCGTTAATGGAGGAAAGAATCATGAATACCTCTCTCATTGGGATTAATATGCTTAGTGGAGATGTTAATGTTTTGGTGCACAGATTGACTGAGGTGGCACATCCAAACGACAAAGCGTTCTTAGCAGGGGATTTTAAAAATTTTGATGGAACATTAATGACAGGAATAATTTGGGAGATTTTTGAAATTATAGAATCATGTTATGGTAGATCATGTAAATTAGCGGAAGCATTATGGCTTGAGGTAACAGATTCACGACAAATTTTTGGAAATGCTGTGGCTCATATCTCTTCAGGTCAACCGTCAGGAAATCCTGGAACCACAGTAATAAATACAATTATAATTCGACGATGTTAACACTAACAATTTCAATTATTTTAAGAGAGATGAAGACTGCTGAATCACTTGAAATCTTGGCGGATTTGACGAAGCATTTCAAGGTTTTC